AAACCACCGAAGCCATCTCGCAAGAGAAGCTAATCCCCGCACCAATCCACCACCTTTCACCAATCACTGAGAACCATGGCAACATACAAACAAGACGGTGATTTTCGCCAGTTTACCGCTGCTGCTGACACGTCCAACGGAACCATCGTCCAGACCACTGACGGCCTGGCCGGCATCGTCGAAGGCCTCGCCGGGGTGAAATCCGGCAAAGTTGGCAACGCTCGCGTCGTGGGAATCGTCACCTGCGACAAAGCATCGGCAACCGTGCTCGCTGCTGGTGCTCGAGTCCAGATCGCCACCGCGACACAGCTCGTCACCGCCAAGGCCTCTGGTGCTGCCGATGCTGGCAACATCCTGATCGGTCGCACTGCTGCTGCTGGTGCTGACGGAGCTCTGACCGTTGACATCGACCTCAACCGATCCGCAGTCTAGCCAAGCCCATGCCCATCAAAGAAGCCGATCTCAAAGAATGGTCCGAACTCGAAGCACGGCGATCTGCCATGCAACGCGAGCTCACGACCATCAAGGATCGGCAAGGGCAGATCGAAGAGCAACTCGAGGCCGAACTGCGAAAGTCCGGCAAAACGAAGATCACTCGAAGCGGGTTTACCCTCGCTTTGCAACCTGGAAAGGCTTCCGTCAGTTGGGCGAAAGAGTACCTCAGGGCTATGGGCGATGAGGCGGTTCAAAAGCTCAAAGACGCAGCCGCAGCAACATCGACGAAAGTGTTCGTGTTGGTCCCACCCAAGCCACCCAAGGCCTCAAAGGAATAGACCATGGGGATGCTCGGCGACGGGACTGCTCACCTTGCCAGCTCGCTCACACAGCACGCTGGCGATCCGATCACTTACACCAAACGCAAAATCCAAAAGGCATTCAAGGCCACGCGGGGATCTACTCCCTTCGAGGCCAGCGATACCGACGGGATCATCCATCGGACAGTCACTCGCGACTACCTAGTCGCTACGACTGACTGGCCCTATGACGAAGATCCCGAAGACGGGGACCGAATCACCGACGCTGGAAAAGTCTACATCGTTCGCTCGATGACAGGCCAGCCAGTTTGGCGATTCTCCGACCCAGGGGAAAACCTCATGCGAATTCACACCAAGCAGCAATGACCTCACCTGTCCGACAGATCCTCGCTGACATCAAACAGGCACTGGTCACCGCTGCCATCGTCGACCCGGAAACCAACGCGGCCCTGGACGACACGATCCAAATCGATTACCTGCCTCGATTCACTCCGGAGGACCTCAAGGACCTTCGGATTGTCGTCGCACCCAGACAAAACAGTTCGCAGAAGATTTCTCGCGTGACTCGATCACTCGAGATCGGAATTCAGATCGCGGTCATGCAGACCGCCGCCGCTGACTCCGAGCGATTCCAGCAACTGTTGGACCTAGCACACGACATCGACACAGCTCTCTCCGAAGCCGACTTGTCCTCCGGGACCTGGTCGCGATCCGAAGTGATGCTGTACGACGTCGAGGCACTTGAGCGACACGGAGCCTTTCGCTCTGTGATCACCGCGTATTTGAAGCACCGATCCTAACCAAAAAGAGAGAACCATGCCGAACAAAGGACCACGAGCAGGCATCGAGTGCAAGCTGTACTACCAGCCCACCGTCGCAGCCGTTTTCAGCACAGCCTCACCGGTCTTGGTGCCGGAAGTCATGGATTTGAACGTCACGCTGAACAAAACCTCGATCGACATTTCGAGCCGAGCAAGTCGCTACAAGGCGAAGATCTCCGGATTGATCGAAGCTGCGATTGGTTTCAGCCTGTTGTACAACGGCGATCCGGATGACGCGGTCTTTACCGCCATGCGTCAAGCGTTCTTCAATGGCACCATCTGGCACTGGGCCGTGCTCGACAACACGATCGCGACTCCTGGCCCCTCGGGAGCCCAGGGCCTGACGATGCCTGGTGAGATCCTGGAATTCCCGATCGACCAACCGCTCGAAGACGGCATGAAGATCGATGTCGTTGTCGGCCTGTCCCGCGTGAAGGTTGGCTCTCCGGCTGCCCTCGTCGATCCAGCTTGGCTGATCGTCGCACCGTCGGCCTAGTCGATTTGACCACTGATCGTTTCCCTTCAATGCGGAGTCGGCCATGCCACTTCCGAGAGTCCGCAAAGGCGACGAAATAGCGATCGATTTCCTGGACCATGGGGAATCGTCGCAGGGCCCTTTGGAATTCACGGTCTACGGCCGTGTGATTTCTCAGGACAAAAATCACATCGTTGTCGCTTCCTGGGTCTACTCGGACCCAGCCAAGCGATTTAAACACGACGACTACAACGTCACTCAATTCACGATCGTTCGGAGCACCATTCGAGCGATCCGTTTTGTTCGCTAAATTCATCCCTCAATCCCCAACGAAGGCAACTCGACCATGCCCAGTTTCAAGGATTGCGAAGCCCGAACCTGGAATCTTCGCATCGACATCGACGCTATCCGTCGAGTCCGCTCTGCACTCTCGATCGACCTTGCCACCGTGCTGGCCTCTCCCGAAGCGATCGACCGACTCAGGTCTGACATCTGTCTGACGATCGATGTCATCTATGAGCTTTGCCGCCCAGCCGCAGAGCTTGCCGAAATCACCGCTGAGGCATTCGGTAAGGCACTCCACGGCGATCCCTTGGGTCATGCAGTGATTGCATTTGAGGAGGCGTTGATCGAGTTCCTCCCGGAGTCCAGTCGCCGAGCCGCAGCTCGGCGAATCGTCGAAGCCGGTCGGGCACTGCAAAACCAGACCGCTCTGAGGATCAACAACGCGATGGACAATGGACTGCTCGAGAAGGGGATCCAGGAGCAACTGACGAATCTGGATCTACTGATCGAGAAAGCGATGGCGAAGCCCGCGCCGAGTACTGGCCAACCATCCTCCGACTAGCAGCACGCATCGGGATCGAGCCAGGCCCTTACACGATGCGAGAGCTTACGTGGATGGCCGACGAGATCAATGTGGACCGCTGGGACCGTGCCGCAGACGTCATGACGCTGCTGGCCAACATCCACCGATCAAAACGCGCTCGACCTTACAAACGAACCGATTTCCATCCCTACCGCACCGTGGCCGAGAAGCCGAGCATCACCCGCTCGGAACTCCACCAACTGCGCGAGGGACTACCCGTCCACCACGTGACCCTGCCAGCAAAACCATGACGCTTAGCCAATTGATCACCGCTTTAACCGATTGGACGGCCAGGAGCCCAGAGAGCATCTACGCGGAATTGTCGGATCCCTCGATCCAGTTTGTCGACCAGCAAGACTGGACCTGGAAGGGAATTGCCACCGTGATTGTCCCCGAGACAGGGCAACGATTTGGCGCGAGCGGTTGCAAGCTTCTGCAAGATGTGTTGCTTGCGACGGGTCAACAGTGGCTGGTGACTCAACTATCGAACGGTATGCCATTGTACGATCCGGAAATTCAGGCGTTCTTGCGGGGCCTACATGATTCCGGAATGGTACCAGGGGCCAAGCATGTCGCAGATGCCGTACATCGAATGATCTCTGTCCTCGAACAAAACAACATCACGACCACCCCAGACGAAGTGGGCGAAGTTCAAGCTGCAATGTTGCTTGAACTGTACAAGACTTCAATGATCGACGAAAAGCAAGACCGACTACAAGCGTACCGCGAAGCCATGAACGTATGGGACGGAAACCCTGCAACAGAACCGGAGTTTTAACAGATGCCCGACTACTACGTTACAACGAGCGGCAGCGACTCCAACACAGGGCTAAGCGAGGCTCTAGCCTTTGCGTCCCCAGGGAAGGCTTGCGCCACAGCAACGGCTAGCGGGGATCGCATCTTCGTAAAAAGCGGAACTTACACGCTCACCTCGACAACGAACAATGCCAACGGAGGGCGATTTACACTCGCTGTCGGCGTTAGAATGGAAGGCTACAACTCGACAATCGGCGACCTTGGAACGGCTCCGGTAATTAGTGCCGGTAGTCTTACTTCGTTTACCATGGGTACGCTAAACGCTAGTTTTAATGTTCGGCCTGCGCAGTTAGTGAATATCGAGTTCAACGGGCAAAGCAACTCGGCTGTCGTCGGAGTGAACAACGTAGCTATTTACACGAGATTCATCAACAGGGTGCTTGCAAGAAATTGCGCTACTGGATTTTCAGGGACGCTCGCCGATGGCTGCTTATTCAATTGTGCCGCAATTAGCTGCGGCACTGGATTTTTGAATCAGTATGCTTTGATCGGTTGCATCGCACGGGCGTGTAGTTCCTATGGATTTGACAAATACCAAACCGCCATTCATTGCATAGCAGCCAATAACGGAAACACAGGCTTTCGGTCGGCTAACACGATTGGAACCAGCACGATAAATTGCACGTCTCACGGAAACACGAACTACGGTTTCGATCTATCTTACGACATCGGAATCATCGGCAACTGCATAGCGACATCGAACACGCTCCACGGCTATTCGCTCGGTGGATCTAGCCCTAACGGGATGCCCGCATTTAATAACGCTAATTGGAACAATACTAGCGGAGCGAACAGGTTTACCAGTGCAGTTGAGATCGGGCAAATCAACTTGTCAGCCAACCCTTTTACCGACTCGACGAACCTAGATTTCACCCTCAATAATACATCCGGTGGAGGTGCTTTGCTTCGGTCCGCTGGGTTTCCTGGGTCGATTCTAGGCGGCAATGCAGGATTTCTTGACGTTGGGTGTTACCAAGCTGCGGCAAGCGGAGGCGGTGGCGGTGTTTTCGATCCTTTGAACCATCCTCTGATCAACTGAGCTATGAACGACTATTACGGTGATTTCACAGTTGGTTCGGTTATTCGGATCAAGTTCAACACGCTTACTCAAGCCTTGGTTCCAGCAACTCCAAGCGTTGCTATGACTTTTGCTGTCTACAAAAACAGCACAACGGAACACACAGCGGATATTACCGTCACCCCAGATTACGACGGAAAGGCCGGAATTCATTTGGTAGTGATTGACACTTCCGTAAGCACCACGTTCTATGTTGCCGGTGAAGATTACGATGTGTTCTTCACCGCCGGAACCGTGGACGGCAAAGACTTGACCAGGGTTAAGCTAAAGTCGTTCTCGCTCGAAAATCGCAATCGAAAAGCAAACGTCACGCAGGTCGCTGGCCAGACGGCCAACGCTGCCGCTGCTGTCACGTTCCCCGCATCGGT